AGCATTCTTCTTTGCTCTTGAGTTAAAAATATTTTTTGAAAAACAAATGGACCATCCAACATATCTAATGAAGTAGGTGAGTGGTGATTGTAATTTAAGTTTTTAAAAATACCTGGAAGTATTTTTTCTTCTAAAGGATCATCTAATTTTTTTGTATTTATATTCATGGAATAGCTTTTATTCCTATGAAGTTTTTTTTGAATGTCGGTTTAGGTACTTTGTATTTGGTTTCTGTTATTTAACAGATTTAAGATTTGGTTTAGATTTTCCAGATTTGCCAGTTTCCGTACTTTCAGCCTCTGAGAACACCGTTTTATTTAACCAAATAACTACTGATTTTCTTTGATAAAGGATAATATTATCGTCTTTAAAGAATAATGGACCTCTAAGTGTGCCTTCATCTTTACTGCATCCTCTCATATAGGCTAATGTATCTGAATTTAATCCAAATTCTCTAGCAACTTTTTGAGGAGGTATCATTTCTTTTAGTTGTTTTTCGCTATAATCTTCTAACTTCTTAGGCACGCTTTTTCTCTTCTTTCTTTAAAAAATTTGGAACTATCATGTCGTCATCGTCTGATGAAAGAAGTCCTGGAATATTAAATAATTTTGTTTTGGCATTTTGAGAAGCTATTTGATCTTCTAATTTTTGAATTTGTTTTTTAGTTTCATACATAGCTTTTTCAAATTTTTCATTATTTTCAGTAAGTTTTTTTGCAAATTCAGGATCATTTTTTAACATATCAGAGAAAGTTCTTTCAGGTAATACTCTAGCTCTTTCTCTTCTTTGCTCTTGTTCTTTTCTAATTAATTGTCCAAGCTCCTGAACCTGTTTAAGATTTTTTGATAAAACTTTATCTGCTAAAACTGCACTTGCATCCGTAAATGAAACAATAGGTGCAACTACATCAGGTTCAATATCTTCTGCTAAAACTTTTATGTCAGATGTTGGATCAGGATTTAAAATTCTTTTTTTAGTTCCATATAATTGATAAATTCCAATGTAATAACTATAATTAGCTGATAATAAAGTTTCTCCACCTACATTTTCTCTAATCATACAAAGTTTATTATTTGCTTGATCAGAAATTTTATTTGTTTCGTAATAGTAAGCTATAAAACCATCATAAATACTTTTAGCATCATTAACTCTAACAGCTTTAATATCTAATCTATAAATATCTGATGGACAGGCAGCAAGTTCAATTCTTCCTCTTTGATAACATTGACCAGCATGAACTATTGTACTTTCTGTTTTGCTGTCTGTTACACTTCCTGAAAATTTAATATTACTCCAAACATTTATAGTTTTTGGTTCAAACATTAAAGTTGATGGTGCAACACCTAAAGTTTTTGCATAATCAATAGCTTTCGTTTTTGAAAGTTCTCTATCACCTTTAATATGTTTATATAATGTTGATAAATTATCTTCACCAACAACTTCTTTAGGATCAATATCTTTTGTTCTAATTAAATCTTGTAATGGACTTTGATTTTCTTTTTCTTTTCTTTCTTTATAATTAATTTCTTTTATAAAATCATTTATTCTTTTATTAAGACTTGCTTTACTTTCTTTAACTGCTTTATCAGCTTCATTTTTAACTCTATCAACAAGTTCTTTTGTGTATGATTTTTTAAATGGTTTGCCTAAAATCCACGGTGGTAATGTCTTATCATAAATAGGATGTCTGCAAAAAGGATCGTTCCATTTATATTTTCCTTCGTACTTTGCTTTTCTCCATTGGTCATTTAATAAACTTAATTCATAAACACTTAAAAATTTCTTAGCTTCTTGATAAACTTTATGTTCAACACCATTCATAGCTTTTCTACCTAATCCATTAGGTCCATCATAAAAAATATCTATTCTTGCAAATGGTATTGTTCTTAATGTTTGACCTGGAGTTTCTCTATGAACTACAAATCCATTGATAATTAATTCTTGAAGTTCGTATTCTTTCTTAGTCCAAAATGAAACTATATTTTCATGTCTTTGGTGTAATCCTACGCTTGTTTCTTCTTTTTCTTTTCCATAAAAATATTTTTTAATCATGCTGATTACTTAGCGACTAATTAGCTAAAAAGCAATAGGATTTTATACAAAAGTACAAAATAAATCATTTTTTTGTTGACTATCTATTTCTATCAATTAATGGCTAAAAACATGGTAAAACAAGTGTATTTTAACGATGTAAAGTTCAGTAAATACTCAACTTGGCATCGTCAGCAGCATAATTGCTTGAATTTTAGCGATATTGACCAAGTTTCCAGCTGTAATGCTTGTTTAGAGCCACTTTTTCTCGTTGAAACGGTGTTTTTTAACAACCAAAAGCTAATAAAACCGCATAAAATAACAAAAAGACTAGCTGAAATGGCTGGTATTCCAGCATTTATCCTTTGGTATCGATGCGTTGGCGATATGATGATGCACTTTTACGTCAAAAAGATAGCGCCTGATTATCCTGGTGGTTACAATTCAGAGCCTAGAAGAATAACACCTGACGAATGGCTTCAGTTCCTGGAGCATAAGCAAGCAGAGCATTTTCCAAAATGTAAGAAGCAAGATTTATTTCTAAAAAAATTAAAAGAAGATCCAAGAGCAAACAGAAGGAGAGCCTTTGCGTCAATTCTATATTAGTGATCCAAAGATATTTGAGCTTGATATGTCTGCATTTGATTTCAGATTGTATGAATATTTATGTAAGAATTATGATCTTAAAAGATTATCTCCTTATGTAAGAATGGTTGATTGTGCTGATAACTTTTCAACTCCGTTGCCAAAGATTAAAGAAGCTTTACAAAGATTATCTCTACTAAGTATTGATTATAAACCATTAATTACACATAAGAATTTCACATACTTTGATATGCCAAGATATAAATATTTTCTTGAAAGCATAAAGTTTCGAAAGAATTATTCAAGAGCTGGCTGGTCTAAACTTAAGCAGAATGTAAATAGTTATAAAAATGGAGCTTATGAATAGATTTGAATATACCTTACAAGAAGAGGTAATAAGCTTAAATAATCTTATATTCTTGCTAGACGAAGCAGCTAGAACAGAAAGATTTTTATCTAAACCAAGACATCCAGGAACACCATCTATGTATGATGCTATTCTTACAACTTATGAAAAGAAAGACATAGGATATTATCAGAAAGCTTTAATGAAACTTAGAGCTACACCAAAGCAAGTAACACGTTGGGAGTTCGCAATAGAGGCTCTATTAGCCATAGAGAATGATATTTCCAAAGAACCGATGCTTGATCGCCAAATAGTTTGGATGAGAGCTAACAGGTTCAAATGGACACAAGTTGGAAAACATTTTGGATTTACAAGACATTCAATCAAAAATAGATATATGAAAGTCCTAAGTGCCTTATCAAATAAAATTAAAAAAAATAATAAAAAGTATTGCAAACTTAACAAAATTCTATACTTAATTTGATATTCTCAAAATAAATTTATAAAAATAAATCATCCTATAAACAAAGTTATTATCAAAGGATTGTTTATCTATCCTGGTGTGGTATAATTAGATTTATAAGTACAATATATAAATCCGTACTAGAACGGATTTAAAGTTTATTTCTTTTTTCTCTTTTTTTCTTATTGCCAAAACCTTAGTTAATATTTCAATCCTAAATCCGCTTATGGCTGGACGACATAAATATAGACTTAAATGTCAAACTATAAATAAACAAAATAAACTTCCTTGCAAAGCCAAAGGAATACTAATGAAGAATGGAAAAATCCGTTGCCGAATACACGGTGGATTTTCTTCTGGAGCTAAAACATTAGAAGGTAAGATTAAAAGCTTAAAGAACTTAAGACAATTCAAGAATTTAAATGACGAAGAAATTAGAACTCACATCACAAATAAGCAACGACATAGAGAGAATGCTGATGAACGGAATGCCTTTAACGCAAATATGCGAAAAATCTGGTTCACCAAGTCTTTCTAAAGTTTATGATTGGATCAGAACCAATAAGGAATTTGCGGACAAAATACTGACTGCTCGAAAGATAGCTGCACAGACATATTTAGACAGAATGATAACTGAGCTAGAGAATGCTGATAATGGTAATATTGGAATTATTAAAGAGAAGCTTCAACATTACCGTTGGCTTAGTAGTAAGTTGATTGCAATCTATGGAGACAAACAACAGGTAGCAATTGACCAGAAGGTAGAGATTAAATGGTCTGATGAAGATAAGACTTATGAGAATGAAATGAGGAATGTAAGTGAGAGTGAGTAAAAGATCGGTAGCTTAGGCACAACAAACATAGTTCCGCACAC